AGTTCCACGTTTTGATTTTAAAGTTTTGAGTTTCAGTTTTTGAACATGGCTATTGTTAGTGCTTCGATGTATTGGCCGATTATCAGATCGACCAGTTTTGATAGCGACTGTTCGGTTAAGCCATAAATTCCGGAGCCATATTTAGCTTCGAGTTCTTTGGCCTTTGAGTCGAACGATTCGATGGCGATTCCGTAGCTACTAAAGCTGGCTTTAATGGCTTCGTAAAAGTCGCCGGTATAGCGCAGGTCGGTTGTCGGGTATATGCTATAGGTGGGTATGTACTTATCTTTAAAGTCGGCATACTCATCGCTGGCATAATCGGGCATAGCCGATCCATCGGCTTTTTCGCCCCGGCTTAACTGATCGCGGTTGAACTGTTCAATTTCTGCAAAATGCTTTTCGAGTATCGGTTTCAGTGTTTCCCAGGTATCGATACTTTGCAGGTTGGTTTGAAATTGAACTAAGTCTACCATTTGCGGTGCTTTTTACGATTAACCTTTGCGGCTGCGGCAGTCATCATTTCATCGAGGTACTCGCGACAAAATTCGATTTGAACCAAGGGGTAAGCTTTCATGTTATCCCATATTTCGTTTTTAGCACGACGAATTTCGTTGAGCGTTGAGTTTTCGTTCAGTTCGCCTAGAATTTCGTTTATGCTTCGTGCTTTCATCGCGTATTGTTCAAAAAAAAGGATGCCCCGGCTATGCGAGACATCCCGGCTTCTGTACACTGTTTAATTATTAAATGGTTACTGTAGCGGCACCGGTTGATTGAATCAACAAGCCTTCGGAAACCATTGCAGTCGGATCGACCAGGTTGGCCGAACCGGTTGAGAATGCAGCCGACGAGGTGAAGGTATAAGTACCATCGCCATTGTCGGTGTAAGCGGTAGCTGTTCCGAAGCCTGTTGACCAGTCGGCTTCTTCGATTCCTTTTACCAGGCGTTCTTTCACTGCACCATCGGCATCGATACCGCCATCGGAGTAAACTTTCAGGATGACTTCGCTGTCGGTTGGTGTTCCCTGTACTTCAATGATTACATCGTGCAGCGGTTCAAGGTCGTTTGGCTCCCATGAAGGCTGGAAGAAATCGCCGTACATATCCCACTCGCGGTAGTTATCCATGTCGAGATAGATTGGTGTAAATCCGGGAGTTGAGCCATCGGCAGGAACTTCCTTCATGGAACCAATATTAATCATGGATGTCTTAAACCCTTTCAATGTTCCACCGTCGTTGTACAAGCAGATGCGTCCATCGCGGATTACCGCATAGCGCAAGTTGGCATTGTTGAATGACTGGTGCAGTTTTTTATGCACTGCCAAAGGAATATCGAACTGGAACATGTAGCGTTTTTTACCACGTTTAAGTAATTTACGGCGGCCTGAAGAAGCTTCGTAAATGGTGTCGTCTGAAGACTGGTCTTCGTAGCTGTCGAGGTTGATCAGCGGGAAAACGTCTTTACTGCGCACACCGGCAATCCATGTGTCTTCGAGCGCCATAGTAGCGGCGTTGTTTGCAAAGTTGTCGGTTAACAGGACAAGCCCGTCAATGGCAACCATTTCGTTATCGTTGCGGTCCGAGGTGTTCCCCAGGTTGGCATACGATGAGCTATTTACATATTGTACTGGCATTGTTTATCGTTTTAACTGTTTCTGTACACTTTTATATCTAAATCCTTTAATTCAATGGCATCGATAAAGTCGATCCCGAACGCTCCCAAGTCTTTCTTTCCCCACGAGAGGTGATTGATTGGTTTATGCGGAACAGACCGTTTATTGATGTGTAACCCGCGCTTCCGTTTCATGTGCTTTAAGAACAAGTTGTAAATCGGGGTTAGAGTGGTATTGAACGAATTGGCGTAACGCTGTTCGGCTTTCCAGTTTTGGTCTGAATTGGTCATCAAAATGATATTCAGTTTTGCTTTTGACCGGAATATACCTTCGGGGCCTTCGGCTTCGAAATCTTCGAACAGGGCGACGAGCGGGTATTTTTTGTATTTCAGTTCAGCATTTTCATTTCGTTCAAGCAGGGTGTTCACAATCTCCATTGGGTGACCATGCAGGTAGTAAGGTTTTTCGCCTCCTTCGGGATCGTATTCGGCCCGTACATCGGCAATAACTTCGCCAACCAGATCGACGATGTTTTGCACTTCCGGGTTTGTAATGAATTCGATCATATTCCAAAGGCATTAACGTTACCAATAGGCGTAAATCGCCATGCTGCATAGTTTTCTGAATTTGCCAGCAGGAAATTGTAGGCCGACGGTTGATCGGTATAGTGCTGGTACCCGGATACCGGGTACGAACTGAAATACCGATAGGCGTATGCCGGTATTTTTCCGTACAAATAGAGAAACAGGCTGTGAACACGGACCAACTTATTGAGTGGACTGACTTTCTTTGAATTTTCGCTTTGACCCGACACTTCGGCTACACCGGTGTATTTACTTTCGCTGTTTGTACGGTGCTTGTAGTACACGTAGTAGGCGATTAAGCTTTCCTTGCTGGTGTTTGCCAATCCGTTCCAGTATTCGGTAATGGTTTGACCATTAAGATCGAATGTGAACTCGGCTCCATTAATGAAATCGGACCACTTTTGCGGCAAGGCTACATAACCTTCGGCACCTTCGCCAAGGGCATCGGCAGCAATGGCTTCGGTCATTTCCTTGTAAAGCGGGTAACCTAACAGTTTTTTCAAAACTTCTGGTTCGTACTTTGTAAGGGCATTGTTGAAGGTGCTGTCGAGTGTAGCGTTTCCGGTAAGCGGCACGTTAATCTCGTTAATGAAATATGAAGTGTCGATCAGGCTCATTAGTCATTCAACTCTTTAAGTTTCTTTTTATAGGCATTGCGTACTACCTGGCGTTCGTCGCCTTCGACAAGCTGTTCGAGTTCTTCGACTGTACGGGCTTGTTCGATAAGTGATTTTACCACTAAGGCTGTTGGCTTCTCAACTTCGGTTGTTTCTTCTTCCTCATCGGCTTCGGCTTTTTCTTCCGGTTCATCGTCGGTTTTATTCGAATCGATGAATTCCTGCAGTTGTGCCTTATCAGCTTCCAATTGTTCAACCTTGGCTTCGAGTTCGGCCAGTTGTGTTTTCAATGCTTTATTATCGCATGTTTCATTTCCGGAACCGGATGTTACGGCTAATACAAGCGCGTTTCGTTTGGCCCGAAGGCGAAGCTCTTTTGCAAGAGCTTCGACCTGTTTTTTATTTCCTTCAATGATTAATTTCATGCTTCAGGATTAAGCTGTTTCCAATGCTGCTTTAGCCGTTGCAAAGTCTCCTTTGACGAACATGAACGGGTTATAGATTGGCAACAACAGTTGCTCGGTAATGTAAAGTGCTTGTTTGTTGGCTTTTACATAGTCAACGTCCTCTACAAATCGCATTGAGATTCCTTCGTATTGCAACAGTTCGGCTGCAGCGGCAAAGTCGCCACCGAAGAACTTACCGGCAGGCATTGAGTTATGCTCAATTACAGGGATTCCGGCTACAAACAAGGTACCGTTTATGCGTTGGATTTTACCAACATACTGTTCGTCGGTAGCTTTCAGCATTTCGATTTTAGCGGCAACAGCCGGGTTCAATACGTAAGCACTCAACGAATACTCGGAGTTAGCCATGAATGCTTTTGTTGAAATCAGCACATCGTATTCCTGTGCCCCGTCAACCGACTGGTACAGGTAGTGCTTGCTGGTAGCTGTCCAGGCAGAAGTATCGGCTTCGGCCACGTAAGCAACATCGAGAACAATTTGCTTTTCAGACTTCACATTTACAGTGAACGTGCTGTTGTAAGTTGCTTCTGTTGCGTTGGCGATGGTGATTTTGTTGGCATTTGTCAAACCGTGAGCGGCTGCAAATGTTACCAGGATTTTTTCTCCACCATCGTAAGTTGCTACAGAGCTAATGGCTGTTGCTGCGAATGAAGGACCAGTTAAGTCGAAAGTAGTTGCATTTTTATACAAACCACTCAGGTTGTTACCTGCACCGTCGCCAAACAGGATTTGGAAATCCTCTACGTTCAATAGTTTTTCAGGAGCGCGGCTTTCGATGTGACGGATGATGTAGTCGGCTGAACGCATAGCGTTGTTTGAGATATCCATGATCCCGGCTACCCGTTTAACGCTTACCGATTGTTCTTCGGTAGTTACGTCGAATGTTGGTGCATCGCCGTTTTCGGAAACCATATCGCAACCAGGAGTCCATGCTGTTACCTTATCGAACACGTGGTTTGACATATCGGTAGGCAATACAGACATCAGATCGCGCACGTGCATTTTGCGTGGTTCGAACTCGTCGGACACTTTAGCAGATCGGCTTGATACCAACACGGTTCCGGTGCGTCCGCTTGTCAACGAATATTTCAATTCCAACTCCGGAGAACTACCTTTGTAGTTTTTATTGGCCCATGATTTGAAATCTTCAGATCCCATCCATCCTTTCAAGTCTTCGCGCAACTTGTTTTTTGATTCTGGTGTCATCTTGTTTTCTTTCAATGATTTGAGTTCAAGAGCTGATTTTTTCAGTTCTTCTTTCACTTCGTCGAGTTGTTTGGTTAACTCGGTCATTTGTTCGCTGGTGAATTGGTTTGCTTTATCGCCCAATTCTTTCAAGGCTTTATCAACGTCTTCTTTGGACATTTTGCCTTCTGCTGCCTTCTCAGCAATCGATTTGTATTCGTCTTTGAATTTTTCAATTGCTTTTGTGGCTTCGCCTGTTACTTTTTCAAGTAATTCTTTTTCGTCTGCCATTTTAATTGAGTTTGAAATTTTTAATTAATTGTTCGTAATCGATTGTCTGAGTGTCTTTCGGCGGCTCAGTATCTTGTTTGTGAGTGTCTTTCGGCGGCTCACTTTTAGATTCGACACTTATTGTTGGTGTAGCCCAATTGCTTCCGCGTGGTACGGCGCTTCCTTCGATCACTTTGGCTTCTTTTACCACCCAGAAATACCCGGTATCGTCGGCCTGTTCTTTATTGGCAATAGCGGGGTAGTATTTTTCCCATGCTTCGAACTCGGCCCCGTAGTCTTCGTCGTTAATAGCTAACAGCAGTTTGACATAGCGCATCCCTACGGAGTGGTTTTTAACATATCCTTTGTGGTACTGGTCGAACATAAACGGATTGCGGTCTCGCTTAACCGACGACTCGAACACCAGGGCTTCTGTTTGCCCTTCGAACTTAAAGCCTAGTTCTTTCCATGAGAATGTTTTGGCATAAGCTTTCAGTTCGTCGCCATCGGAAATAATGGCACTGAATTTCATTTCGTGTTCCTGAAGGTGCATGATGGTTTTGTTTTCCTTCAGGCTTTTATCCCAAATACCAGGCATGTGAACATCGCCATGACTGTCGAGCAGGTTTGTGGTGTTGATGACAACTTTTACCAATAATTCGTTTGGGTCGCCTGGCTCACCTTCTGCCTTGTTCGCATCTTTTTTTATTCCGATTAGTTTCGGGCAATACGATATTGCATCGGCACGTTTTAGCTCGGCTTTCTTTTGCGCGATCAATGTATTTTTATTGGTCGTTAAGAAGTCGAACAGTTCTTTTTGTGTTTTGAAATCAGGCGTTTCCATTACTTCCGGATTATATTGTTATGCTTCACTGCTTTCAGCTTATCGTCGATTAGTTTTTGCTTATCAATCTTTTCTTTGTCGCGGGTATTTATGGTGTTTTTCATGGCTTATTGGTTTGGGTTATCGAGACTGTTATTGATGGTATAGTTTCCTTTGATGATCTGAATTTCTTCGACGGTCATTTCTATGATTCGCTTGTTGCCCCACGATCCGGTTGTTGGTTTTAATGCCAATGCCTGCAGCCAATCGTTGTAGGTAACAGCCCCAGCGAAGAACAGCTCCTTGTAGATCGTGTTTGTAATCTGGTTTGTAGCTGCTTTATCCTTTTCGTTTTCCTGCAGTACCGGTATGTGCGAAAAGCTGACTCCGTATTCGTAGCCGAAATCGCGGCAACGCAGGAAATTGGTAAGGTCTTCCCAACGGTCTGTTTCTTCGGGGATGGTTGTGTTTTGGTACATGCGCCGTTCGGAGCTTTCCTGGTTTTCGAAGGTGGCCCCTTTCAGGTATAGTTTCATCAGCACTTCGGGCACTCCGTAACGTTCGGCAACGACCATCCCGTCGGAAGCAATTTCGTTTAGTAATCCTAGTTTTCGCACATCCTGATCGACCTGGTGAACATTGATATTATGGCGGGTAACCATGTACTGACTTTGATCTTCGCGGAAGCCATAGCGCACTTTCAATTCCTGTTCGACCTCGCGCTTTTCTGTTTCGTCCATTGGCATTGTTCCGGCAACACCGTCCTGTTGATCGCTGGATATGATAGCCCGCATGCCCCGTTCACGTGCGATAACATTGCGGCTTTCGTAGGCAATTTTAATGTTCGACAAGGCCCACGATAGCGACACCTGGCGGGATACACCCAACACGATGTCGTTATTTGAATCTAAGCGAACATTTGGTTCCTTACGGTGCAGTATTTCATCGATGCTGAATTTTTTTTCGTAGGTTCCTTTTTTCCATTCCCAGGCCTTAATGATATCGGACAGTTGTGTTGAGTCGAATATTTTACCGGTTAATTTTGGAACCATAAACTGCGGCCATACATGCCACAGGTAAAACACATCGTCGATTGTAATTTTTGAACTGGCCGAATTTGCATAGGTGAAACTGTTTCCGAATACATCTTTAAAAATAGACCACATCGTAATGAACTCACGGGTTGACTGCAGCGGGTTCGGGTTGTTTTTTAACCGGAGCATTTTTTGAGCGATGCGGTCGCGAACAGTTCCTTTTTTAAAATCTTCGTCGGTAATAATTTCACCGTTTTTGATATTGCGGACAAATACGTTTGCATTTGACGCATAATCGGCCTTCAGGTTGATGACACCGGCCAGCACCGGGTTTTCGCCATATTCTCGTTCCTGTGCATCGGCAGAACGTAATTCGCCAAAAATAGGATTGCTTGAACCGAAGAAATTTGCATTTTCGATAATCTTCCGGTTGGACATGCTATCCGATTTGACAATTTTAGCCCCGACGAGTTTTTCAGCAGCTTTATGAGAATCTTTTTTCCGATAAAATAGAATTGCCATCAATCCAATTTATTGTTCCATGTAAAAATATAGATTTTCTCTATCATTTTCAGCATGTTGATAGATAAATTTTATTTTACAATAGAAACAAGTTAAGATTAATTAAAAAACTGGCCGTAGAATATGCGGCACACGTAGGCAAGCCCGGCGATTGAATCGGGGGCATCGTCGGCTGTTTCCTTTCCGTTTTTGAGGTATCGCCAGATTTGTTTCATAAATTTGGCGTATTCGGATCCGGGTGCAAACTCGCATCGGAAAACAAAGTTGTCTTTAATGAAACTTTCCTGTTGTAAGATGCGGATGAGTTTATTGGTGGTATTTTTAATGCCGTGAATTTTGGGTGATGTCATTTTATTTTTGCCTGTTTTCATCCGGCGCTTATTGACTTCGCCTAAAAACAGGGGGATGTTTTTCTTCAGGTCCTTAATGTGCAGTGCCCCTGCATTGTTGGCCTCGATAAATAGTTTTGTTGGGTTGTACTCGCCCACCGATGCGATGATTCGCGGTTCGACAGCGCCAAGGTTATCTTGTGTGAATATGCAGTCGTGAACATAGACTTTACCGTTTATTATTTTTGCAAACGGCATGGAATAGTTGTCTTTACCTTCGTCGGCAGTATCGCCGTAAAACAGGTCGATACCTGGCATAGCCAGCATTTTGTCGAATCCAATATCGTCGAGGTAGTTAAGTTCTTTTTTGGCAAAGCAAAGCCCTTCTTTTGGCTGCGGGTCCTGCATGAATTGGGTTTCGAAGTGTGTTGTTCCTTTCAGCCGGGCTTTTTTCTTTTCTTTTTCGATTTCGTCGTAGTTCATTTTGAATGGCCACAGCGGGTCGCCTGGCTTTATTCCTTCGACATCGACTTCGTATTTACGGGCTGTGTCCAACGAGTTTTCGTCCCACAGTACGGGTAATTTAATGACTTCCCATTCGTCGGGTTCGCTTTCGATGAGGTACCCGCAAAGGTCTTCGGGATGTAGGCGCTGCATAATGATGATGAGCGGTGTATTTCGGCTATTTACGCGGTTACGGATTGTTGTTTCGAAACGTTGGTTTACTTTTTCGCGGCGGGTGGTATAGTCTGTATCTTCGGGTTTTATGGGGTCGTCGATGATAATACATCCGTTGAATCCTTTTTTGTCGTCGATGCCATCGATAAAATTCATCAAGTCCATATCTTGCTCAATATCGCTATCGGCATCTTCATTATCGACCTTCCCGGCACCAAACCCTGTTACCTGTCCGGCTGCCGATGCGACATATAGGCTACCCCCTGCCTCGGTTTTCCATTTCTTTTTAGCCTTGGAGTCTTTTTTGAGCTGCACGTTTCCGAATAGTTGGCGGTACTCGTCTGACTCGATGATATCGCGTATTTTTTCGGAGTTTTCGAGTACCAGGTCGTCGGAGTACGACAGGTGCATGAAATTACAGGATGGGTTTAAGGCCAGTGCATAGGCAATGAAGTTGATTACGGCCAACTCGGTTTTTCCGAAACGTGGAGCGATGTTTATGATTAGCTTTTTGCATTCGCCACGCATAACCCGTTCGAGTGCATTTGCGATAATTTCGTGGTGTGGACCGACAACAAACTTCCGGTGATGTACGGCCTTAAAGAAGTATCGTGTTGAGAACAACAGTGATCGTTCGCACTTTACTTTGGCAACTTTTAGGCGTTTAATTTCGTCGGTGGTCATGTATTGGATGGGTTGAGTTATTGAAGGATTGAGTTATTTTTTGAATTCCC